AGCGCAGCGCCTGGGTATGACACTGCGCGGCTACTGCTACCGGTTTAATGTAAGGGGTGTAGTATGATTAAGTACGACGTGTTTAATACATTCGGGACATGCCGTAGAGTTCGTTTGGACTCCAGCGTATACTCCTGCGCTGAGTATTACGACAAAAACACCGGGCAGTGGAAACAATCACTTGTTCCCGCTGTTGATTTAATCCTGGGGCCACATAACGTACTCGTAGCCCGCAACGTAGTGTTCGAGGACAGTGTATGCTCACAGTAGACGAAACAGCGCTGCTGTGCTGGAGGCTGCTGGAAACGCAGGGCAAGTGCGGCTGCACTTGGGAGACATTCAAAGAGGTTCCTAATGAACTCAAGCAAATCGTGCCAGTTGAACGTAGACTACTCCGAGTTAGAAAAGAGGGGGTTGGCACTGTGCTCACAACCTACCGCGAGTATACAGAGTCTGCCGCGCGGCAGTTGCAAGAGCACATCGAATTGGATGTGGTTGCAGCACTACTACGGTACGGATATCGTGGAGCCTATACAAGATTTAGGGCGGCTGTGCGCTCGTATTATAAGCAAAGACAGCTCGCTGCGTGGTATGCACGCTGAACTCTTAATGCACGATGAAATACAACTAATTCAGGAGCAAACGAAAATGCAAGAGACTAATACAGCACCTATCGAATGGAAAGTAGTGCTACCGGAAGGTGCAAACGCACTGCCAATGCGGGAGTCTATGTATTCCAGCGGTGATTACTGGACCCCGTTCCAGGACTTGCAAATGCAAGGAGCTGACCGCCCTCACACCGAAGATACACTGCAGGCGCTTATGGGTCTCCGTACTGTCAGCATGATAACTCCGGGTTTAGAGGTGACTATAGGCGGGATACTGCACCCGGAGTATCACGCAGTAATGACGGTTCGAGGCCCGTTGCAAAAGGTGGACCTGTATAACAGCGGAACTTTCTACGAACTCTTTGCCCTGGCGCGAATCACTATCGACAACAAGTTCGGGGAGCGCCGCCGCGACTTCTACGAGGGCGATGATGCAGTGGTTGAGCGCGTAGTTGCTAGTGTAGAAGAGTTCACCGGTTACAAGGTGCACAAGCAGGCCGTGCAGTTATTCGAGCGCATTATGCTTGCACCAGAAAAGCAGCAGCGCTACTATTACACGGGATATGATTACGGCAGACACATCCGTGACATGCACGCCGCGGCGCTGCTCATGAAGTTGCACGGCTTCGTAGTGTCTAGATTCGCTGTGCCGCTGGGCTTTGGTTTCCGCAACGGAGAGCCTATCGTGATGCTGGGGCAGCCGCGGATGCACAAGGACTTCGCCGCAGTTACTGAGTACCGCTGCGTAGAGATGCGCGTAGGTAAGTGGCTCGCTAACTACTACGGCAATGGCGTAGACTTCCGTGATGCTATCGAAGACCTCAAGGCGATGAACGTAGACCCTACAACGTACCTGTGCAAGACCGAGCAGGAATGGTACGATGCCTATGAGAGTGGCCCGAGTAGCTGCATGAGCGGGTACTCATTTGAGCGTAGCCCTGTGCGGACGTACGCTACCACCAGCCACGGGCTGCCGGATAATGGGCTGCGCCTGTTCATCCAGTACACCGGGGAGCTGTTCGGTGATGACTTCGAAGTGCAGGCACGAGCAATCGTTAACACTGAGACTAATGAGTACGTCCGTGCTTACGGCAACGCTGCGGATGCAATCCTGCGGGGGCATGGGTACACCAGAAACACTGAGTGTCTCGAAGGTGTAATGCTGGCGCGTATACCACACCCAAGCTACACTGGTGCAGTGCTGATGCCATACCTAGATAGCAGCCAGTGCGGCGTAGATGAGTATGGGGATGATGCCTTTGTAATCCGTGATGCTTATGAGTACGAGGCACAAGAAGTCGATGGATACATCTACGCTGGCACAGAGTCTGCCCGGTGCTGCTGCTGCGGAGAGCGCTATTCCGTCGATGCCATGCACACAACCGTCGAGGGTGATATGGCGTGCGATGGTTGTGTTGACGATGGGGATTTTGTGTACGTAGTTGGCCGGGAAGGGCTGTATAATCGCTGGAGCTGCACTTGGTCTGATTACCACGACGCCTATGTATACGACGGTGATCTCGCGCACTGTGCTGTAGAAGGGGTAGTGCATGACCAAGCAGAACTAGTGTATGCACAGGGCCGGGAGGTGCTTATTGAGCACGCAGAAGAACACCCAGTGCACGGGTTAATTCTAACTGAGCATGCAGCCGATTGCTTGGGAGAGAAGTACCTGGGCAACGATGACGAAGAAGAAGCAGAGGAGGCAGCTTAATGTTCTTGAATCCGCATGGGATTGATATGCAGCTGCTATTGCAGATACTGCGAACGCACCGGCCTAGCTGGGGTAGCACTAAGTGGTTTGAGCCGCTGCTTATGCAGTCGCTACAGGCGCTGGGTAGTGGTATGCACTACGTAAAGGACAAGCACGGGAACTACTTCGTGCTGGTGGGGGACTCAGAGCAAAGTGACGTAGCGTTTACGTCTCATCTCGACACGGTGGCCCGCCCAACCAGCGCCGCGCCGGACGTAGGCTGCACTAACAAGGGCGTACTGTTCGTAAAGAATCCGCAACAAGCTGACTGCTTGGGTGCGGACTGTGGTGCCGGTATCTACCTGATGCTGGAGATGCTGCGGCGGGGTGTGCATGGACGCTACTGCTTCTTCGTTGATGAAGAGGTTGGCTGCGAGGGCAGCGCTGCATCGGTCAAGGATGATACTGGGTTTTGGACTGGAGTCAAGGCTATGATTAGCTTTGACAGGCGCGGCGACGGAATCATTACGCACCAGCGGTACATGCGCTGCTGCTCTGATACCTTTGCTAAGACCCTGGCAGAGCGCCTGGGACGCACGGAGCGGCACTTGCAGAGGGGCGTGTATACCGACTCAGCTGAGTTCGTCGGGATTATCCCAGAGTGCACCAACGTAGGCGTAGGGTACATGCACGAGCACACTCCGGATGAGGTGCTGGACCTGAACATCCTGGGGAAAGTGCTTGAGCGGGTACTGCAAGATGGAACGTTCTCGCACCTTCCTATTGAGCGGAACCCGCAGGTAGTGGAGCCAGACCAATGGCTATCCACCCCAACGCTAAGCTTAAGGCAGCCGTGGGACATGCCGCCGGACGAGGACCCGCAATTGCTGGCCGCGTTCCGGGAAGTGTCTCAGCTTTCTAAACAACAACTGATTAGCTGGGTGCAGGAGAACCCAGCGAAGGCGGCGGAGTACATCATGGTGTTCTCCGATTACGGCTTCAAAGAAGAACTTATTGAACTGGGCACCCGAGTCGTAGAAGACTGGGGCGGATACGATAATATTGTGGAGGGTTGATTATGTCTAAGTTTAAAGTCGGCGATAAGGTTGTACGCACAAAGGATTGTGGCAAAGATGAAAACTTTCTGTCTAAGTTAGGCTGGGACATCTACTACACTGTGACTTCTGTTCTTGGTGATCACTGGCTGCAGGTGGATGGGTGGGTAGACGGGGCTGACAAACACCCATGGTACGCCAGTAACTTCGAACTGTACCAAGAACCGAATGACGAACTGCCACCGGTTCCGCGCAGCGTATCTTACTTAAAAGAAAATGGGCGGCGTAAGCTGGCGGCGTGCATCAATGGGAATTCAGTTAATGTACTGCTGAGCCTGCATTATCGCGGCATTATCGACGCTGTGAGTTATAATATGGAACCAGACGCAGCCCTGCAGTTGGCCCACGACCTGCGCCGCATGGCTATGGAAATCAAACGTAAGGAGAAAGCACAATGAAAGTAAAAGCTCTACAAAATAGCCCGGAGAACTTTTTGTTTACCGACCGCACCTATACGGTCCTACTGAGTAGTGGTAGTCGGCTAACTTTACGCGACGATAAAACCGGCATGACTACAGTGGTCAAAGAAGAGCGCGTTGTACCAGTTAAATCGGAGTAATGCATGGACCAGCCCTGGCTTAGAGCGTGCAAGCGCCTGGCCGTGGGGCAGAGGGCACGCTTTCGGTGCTGCGGCAGGGACGCCGCCGGGGTGCTATACAATAACCCGGATGCCTGGGAATACTATTGCCACCGCTGCAAACAGGTGGGCAAGGAGCACAAGCAGTACCAGCGCATACAGTTACAGGAAGAGCCGAGGGTGCAGCCCTCTGCACCTGCAGATGCAATTTGCATTAGCCAAGCGCCTGCGGAAACGCAGAGTTTTATTTACGGATTCCTGACCACAAAGGGAATCATGCCTGAAATGGTGGAGGATGCAGAATGGAGCAAAGAGAAACAGCGGATAATCTTCCGTGTCGGAAGCGCTGCTCTGGGCCGTGCAGTGCATGCCCGACAGCAACCGAAGTGGGTAATGTACGGCCAACCAATACCATTCGCTGCCGCGGCACCTGCCGTAGCACCGGATGCAGCTGCGGCCGCACCTCTAAAGGTCGTGCTCACCGAGGACTATCTATCAGCCCGGAAGATACAGCACGCAGTTACGAGCTACAGTGCGTTGAACGTGCAGGCTATAGCTATGCTGGGTACACGCTTGCCCACGCCGCTGCGTGCCTGGCTGATTCAGAATCGCCCGGAAGTGATTCTGATGCTGGACAATGACCCGGCGGGGCACGCCGGGGTAGCGGCGGCGCGCCGAGCATTGCGCCCGTTCATGCAGTGTCGGGAGCACTACTTCGCTGCGGACCCTAAGGACGCAGAAATCAAAGAGATTCTGGAGGCGTTACAATGACTGTACAAGTAATCAGCAAGGTGTGTGATTGTGGAACGGGATACCGCTCTTGGCACGACTTGAAATGTGGACACTGTCGCAGTAAGCAAGAGGAGCGCAAGCTGGTACAGTACCACCAAGCGCTTGAGGACGCAAAGCGTCGGCTGCAGTTAGAATACTTTCGCCACTACGTCCACGACGTTAGTGCACCTTACGGCGACCTTCGAGTGGAGCTCGTATAATGAACATGGGTATATGGGTTTTAATCATGGCGATTAATGGCAGTGCGGTTAGCGATACAGATTTCGCCGCCCTGACTACGCAAGAGTTCACAACGGAGGCCGCCTGCAACAAGGCAGCTAAAGCGTTCGAAGATAAGTTCGACACATTCCGAGTGTATACCGCCAAAGCAATCTGTGTTCCTAAGGAGGTTTGATGCAACCACATATCCAGCGAGAGCTAGTTAATCGGCTACTCACGGCCGCGACGCTGTATCATGGCACCCAGCAAATGCGAGCAGTAATATCCCGACTGGTGCAAGAGGCTTTGGAAGGGGGTAAGAATTGGACCTTATAGTAGTTAAAGCGATGTGCACGCAGAAGGTGTGGAACCGACTGCGTGCACAGATACCCAAGTCCATGCTCGCGCCGGATACATCTAACCTACTAGACTGGGTGGGGCTGTACTGGAACACGTACCCGGAGCACCATGAGGTGCAGTGGGACGCGATGCAGAGCATGCTCAATCTCCGGGCGGGGCACCTATCCAGGGAAGAGCGGGTAATCATGGACGAGCTTATGCGGGGAGTACAAGCCGTACCGCAGGATTCTGTGGTGGGTATTGTCCAGACCCTGAATGAGCTGGCCTACAGCGGGGAGGTAGCAGCGCTGACACAGCGCTACCAAGACGGCGAGGAGATTGATTACCTGCTGGAGATGAAGCACCTGCAGCGCAAGTACGGCGACGGCGCTGCAGTGCACGAGTCGCTGCTTGAATGGGAGAGCGGTAGTGTTGACGAAATACTTGCCGCGACTGACGAGAGCGGTGGTCTTAAACTGGGCGTGTTCGAGCAGCTCGCTAGCAACATCCGAGGTCTACGCGGCGGGGACTGCATCGCAGTGGCCGCCCCTGTGGACTCTGGTAAAACTAGTCTGCTTGCTGCTATTGCTGTGGACTTTGCTGAGCAGATGCAGCAGCAGCCGGAAGTATACGGGGACCGCCCGATTCTCTGGCTGGTTAACGAGGGTCCGGCGACGCGTACAGTGCCGAGGGTATATCAAGCGGCGCTGCACTGGACTCTGGCTGAGATTAAGGACCGGCACAGTAAGCAAGAGTTCGTGCCAGCCTACCTCAAGAAAGTAGGCAGGGCTGACCGGATTCGTGTTAAGGCTGCGCACTCCTTGACGATGGCCCAGATATCCACGCTCATGGAGGAGATGCGCCCCGCGGTAATCATCATCGACATGGTGGCGAACATCCGCGGCGGCACTATGGAGACCGAGCACCAGAACCTCGAAGCGAAATGGCAGGAGCTGCGCATACTTGGGTGCGAGAACGACTGCGCTATTGTAGGCACTATGCAGCTTTCACTCGAAGGTTACAACATGTTGTTCCCGCCGCTCACCGCTATGAAGCAGAGCAAAATTGGTGTACAGGGTGCCTTGGACTTAGCTATTATGATGGGGTGTTTGGACAGAAACGAGCAGCCGCACATGCAAAACGTCCGCGGTATCAGTACTCCGAAGAACAAGATGGCACTGTCTGGTAAAGAATCGCTCCTGCAATTCGAGGTAGGATTCGAGCCTGGACGTTGCCGCTTTGACGAAGGCCAGATTAACCGGTGACTTCCCTAGCGCCTTCTACGAGGGCGCTATGTAGGTACACAGGAGGACTTATGCAAGTAGACTACACAGGGGTTATCCAAAAAGTGGATTACACAGGAATTAGACGCGGCAGTTATGTGGTGCGCCACCGCATTACTGGAGAGTTCTGTACTGTGGAACTCGGAGCACGCTACAATCAGAGGGAGTGGGAGATTGTGGGATCAATATTGCTACTGGGAGATTTACTTATATGCTTAAACCAGAAGATATCACAACGGACGACGCCAAGGTTATAGTGGCGTATGCTGCATCTGCAGGTACACCACTTAAAAGCTTCACGCTGGACAGCAGCCAGCTGATTGTGCATCTGGCTATCAATAAGGCTCGGAGGGCTGAGTGGAAATGAGTATAAAAACCAAGTACAGGCCAAGTGGTCATGTGGACTTGCGCAGGCTTCGACGCTGTGCCCGCAGATTGCAGGGCGCTTGCCGGGACATAGGCATTGGCCGGGAGCGCTGGATCTATAAAGCAACCAGGAGATTCGGAAAGTGACAACCAGTATAATGCACATCGACCTGGAGATGGGCGGATGTGTAGACCATGGTAGAGTCAGAAGTCTGACCAAGTAAGGGTATGCATTAGTAAAACACCCATATAAAAAGAGCAGGTGTGTCGCTTTACACAGACTGGTTCTGGCAAAGAAGTTGCGGTTATCCCTCGACTGCTTGAGCGGCGTGGTGGTGCGGCATACGTGCGATAACACTAGGTGCATAAATCCGGACCACTTAATCTCCGGTACCCGCGCAGATAATAACAGGGACAGAGCAGAACGCAATCGCAGTGCCAAGTGTGTGCCGAGTAGACAGCGCCTGTCATTAGAGGATTGTAAGGAAATACAGAGTCGCCATAAACCCAGAGTTTGTGGAGGCACGCACCTTGCCAAAGAGTATGGGGTAGACTCCAAGGTGATATATAGAGTTCTTAGAGGAGAGTATCCTTGTCAACTACCAGTATAATGCACATAGATTTAGAGGTCGAGAACCATGAATATTACGGCTCTAAAGCAAGCCCATACTGTCCGGATAACTACGTTGTGGAGTCAGCGTGGCGAATTGATACAACGCAGGCAGATGGAACAACAACGGTTGGTAGCACTCAGTCAGTTCGCTATGCTAACAGGGCGGAGTTCTTGGCAGGAAGCAGTGCAGGTGCTGAGAGAAGCTGGTTTGTTATCCCAGAAGACTGTTGGCTAATAGTAGCACACAACGCTGCCTACGAAATCTCCTGGTTCCTAACGTACCAGCGTCAGAAGTTTGAAGCCTTCCTCAAGCGCGGAGGCAGGGTGTTCTGCACAATGCACGGGGAATACATAGCTTCGGACTTTCAGAGCATGTATCCGTCACTGGACGAGACAGCTCCTAAGTACGGCGGTACGCACAAAGTAGACGGGGTTAAGATTCTCTGGGAGCAGGGTGTGTTAACCTCCCAGATTGACCCGATGCTGCTGCATGACTACCTGGTTAACGGGGACATCCCGAACACGGCCCTGTGCTTCTATGGCCAGTGCGCTACGTTCGCCCAGCGCGGGCAGATGCAGTACGTGTGGGAGCGTATGGACGCTCTGCTGGCTTGGGCGTACTGCGAGTGGTTCGGCCTGTTCGTGAATATGCCAATTGCGCGCAAGAACCAGGAGGAGCAGGAGCAGCGCATCCGTGAGATTAAGCAGGAGCTGCAACAGTACATCCCGAAGGACTTGCCGGAGACGCTGGATTTCAACTTCGGGTCGGACTTTCATATGTCTGCGCTGGTGTATGGTGGACCTATCAAGTACCGCAAGAAGGTACCCTATGACCCTCCGCAGTACGTCAAGGCCGACTACTGGCAAGTCGGGGACACTTGGGTTGCCGTGGATGACATGCCCGCACCGCCAGGTGCGACCACGTACAAGTCCGGTAAGAACAAGGGACTACCCAAAGTATTCCGCCTTGATACCGAGGAGGAGAAGCTCAAGTGGGAGGACGACCTTTACTTCTGCCCGGGACTGGTGAACATACAGGAGCTGCCGGAAGTTATCCGGGAGAAGTATGCGGAGCGTGGAGAGTTCCGACAGGCGCGCACCATGCAGGACGGTACGCCAGTATACAGCACCAGCACAGACGCAATGGAGGCGCTGGCCCGCCAAGGGTTCGAGTTCTGTAAGTTGGTGAATGAGCTGGCGGCGCTTGAGAAGGACACCGGTACCTACTATTTACGGGAAGTTCTGGATGCAAACGGAGAAGTCAAAGAGCGGAAGGGAATGCTGCAGTACGTAATCCCCGAACGCCCAGATGGTTCCGGTATCATACACCACCGGCTGAATACTTGTGCCACTGTAACCGGGCGCCTGAGTAGCTCTAATCCGAACCTGCAGAACCTGCCCCGCCCGGATGAGGACGGTGATGGGGTAGCTAAATCCAAGGTGAAGCAGGTGTTCACCAGTAGATTCGGGGACAACGGGCGTATCACTGAGGTTGACTACTCGGCACTGGAAGTGGTTATGTCCTGTGTACACACGGGTGACAAGAAACTGCTGGGGCTGCTGCAGAGTGGTACGGATATGCACTGCTACCGCCTAGCTTTCCGTGAAGGATTGGATTACGACGAGGTGTACTACCGCTGTCACGATAAGACTTACCAAGACTATAGTACGTGGAAGACAAAGCGTTCGCATATCAAGACCCCTAGCTTTGCTGCGCAGTATGGGGCTTCCGCAAGGGGTGTAGCCTTCGCCGCGGGTTGTACAGTGGAATTCGCACAAGAGTTCCTAGATAACGAAGCGCGTATGTTCCCAACAACCATCGGCTTCCGCGCTGTTGTCAAGGAAGAGGTGGAGCGTAACGGTGCGGAGGGTCGCATGTACCGGGAGCAAGCTGACGACGGCAGCTACCGAATCTACCGCATTGGGACGTGGACCAGCCCTGCTGGTGCCCGATACAGCTTCCGTCAGAAAGAGCAGTGGAAAGAGGTTGTGCCCGGGCAGCGTAAGCAGAAGGTAATGGACTACAAGGAAACTGAGATGGCGAACTACTGGTGCCAGGGGGAAGCGTTCTTCCTGATGGCGGTGGCGGCTGGTATGGTTCTGCGTGCACTCTTGGCCCGTGACTGGTTCGACAATCAGGTGTGCCTGATTACGAACGTACACGATGCATTGTATCTGGACAGCGCCAACCCTGAGGTTGGACGTGAGGCGAGCCTGCTGGTTAAGCAGTGCATGGAGGATGCGCCTAAGCGTATCCATCAGCTCTGGCCTAACTACGGTATCATTGGCGAGGTCCCGTTCCCAGCAGAGGCTGAGATGGGTACGAGTATGTACAGTAAGGAGAAGGTAGAATGAGTATAAAGTCAGGCAGTGTTGTGGAGTTGATGGACCTGGGGCCTGAGCCGATAGACCCGCGGTCTGCAGCATACTTCACCCCGGGTACGAGGCACACGGTTATGTTCTTCGACCCGGTTACTGGGGAGATAGAACTAAGTTACCCTGGACTGTTAGTAAGTAGGCCGGGGGACGGTGTCACCTTCTTCCCCGGGGAATATAGGCTTATAGAAGAGTAGTGATAGGTGGACCCTTGGGTGGTGTAGGGGGTTAGGGTAGCATAGAAATACACCAGGGTCAACTAAATAATTAAATAAAATTATTTGTTGACTCTGGCTCGATTCTGTGATTCACAGAGAATTAATGTGATACGAGTAGGAACAACATAAGAGAGGCAACCCTTGGCTAAAGTTAGTCTAATTAAACTGTTTACTAAAGAGCAGCACCAGACAATCTTAAGTAGATTTCCTGATAATGTAGCAGCCGCTAAAGCTTACAACATACTGTTTACATACGGTGAGCCTTACTCTACGGTGGAAGAAGTAGCTGCCTGCAAGGACGACTGCTATGAGCATAAGGTATCCCGCCAGCTTGTGCGGTATTGGCGCAGCATCTTCATGGATAACAAGGGCAGCAAGGCCAGTGCCAACCGCGGGCTGCAGGAGGCGCGTAAGCTAATCCAACCAAGCCCAACGGACGATATCGGGAATACAAAGGTGCCGGATATGTGTCACCGCATCCTGGTGGTAGGAGACTTGCACGCCCCCTATACTCACGTAGACGCCATGCCGTTCCTTGAGAGCGTGCGTGATGCGTACTGCCCGGACATGGTGGTGCAGGTTGGTGACGAAACCGACGGGCACGCGATCAGCTTCCACGACTCTGACCCGAACCTAGACAGCGCCGGGGTGGAGCTGGAGAAAGCCAAGCTCGTACTGGAGGAGCTGCATGAACTATTCCCGAACCTACTGGTTTGCGATTCCAATCACGGTTCACTCGTATATCGCCGCGCTAAAGCTCACGGTTTGCCAGTGCAATTTATCAAGAAGTACCGGGATATACTATTCCCTGAGCATGGTGCTCCGGCGTGGTCATGGGCCGATGCTTGGGTGCTCAATACACCGCTTGGGCCTGTCCGTTTCCAGCATCAAGTCAGCGGTGATTTCATGCTCAATGCATCCCACGAGCGCACTTCTCTGGTACTGGGACATGAGCATGGCCGCTTCGAGGTCCAATATGCGGCTTCTTCAACGGCGCTGTACTTTGGTGCGTACGCTGGGTGCCTGATTGACCGCAAGAGCATGGCCTTTGCTTACGGCAGGCTCACCCGCAAGAAACCAATCCTGGGTGTGATGGTAATCACCGAGGGCTGTCCGCAGTTAATCCCGATGCTGCTCGACGACGATGGTCGCTGGGTTGGTCGTACTAAATAATACTGAGGTAATAATGAAAATGGGAATCTGCTCTGTACTGGGCCTTATCTTTGTAACCCTGAAACTGACTGGCGTTATCGCCTGGTCCTGGCTGTGGGTGCTGCTCCCGTTCTGGGGGCCTGCGGTGCTCGCCGTAATCTTGGTGTTTCTGGCGGCCGCTGTGGCCTCCGGACGCTAAGCCCTGCATCTGCACGTAAATATCATTTGAACTAAACGAGGACGTAATTATATGACTATGAATGCACTGGACACCCTGAACTCCCTGGTAGCTGCTGCGATTGAAACCCAAGATGTAGACATGCGTGAAACCTCACAGGGTGGTGCGTATGAGGATGTGCTGCTGCCGAAGGGTGAGTACTACGGCTACTTCACAGAGTACGTAGAAATTGGTAAGCGCCTACCGACTAAGGGTGGTAAGCCTACAGGTAAGCCTGCAGTGGCTAACGTACGCATCGGCATTGTAGTGTTCGGCCCTAACGGTGAAGTGAAGCGTATCCGCCCGTTCCCGATGGCTATCAGTAACTTTGAGCGCGCAGGCTTCAAGAAGTTCTTCGACAAGCTCAACTACGATAACAGCATTAAGCATGCTGCGCAGCGTCTGGGTCAGGCCTTCACCTTCCCGATTGATGAGCACACCAGTGCCGCGGGCAAGAAGTCTAACATCGTGGACCTGTCCGGTATCCGCCCGATTCCGAAGTTCGACCCGAACACCGGCGAACCTATCAAGATGCCTGCCCTGGATGCCTCTGAGATTAAGCTGTTCCTGTGGAACAACCCGACCAAAGAGACCTGGGATAGCCTGCACATCGAAGGCACCTTCGACGACGGTAAGAGCAAGAACTGGATTCAGGAGGATATGTACAAGGCTGTAGACTTCCCTGGCAGTGCTCTGGATATTATGCTGAACGCTGGCTCGGTTCCTAGTCCGGCAGCTATGCAAGCACCGGCTGCTCCTGCAACCCCAGCTGCACCAGCAGCACCGACAGCCCCGACAGCCCCAGCTGCTCCAGTGGCTCCTGCAGCGCCAGCAGCGCCTGCTGCACCTCAAGCCTAATAAACCCTAACCGAAACTAATACGGCCCCGCCTAGGGGCCTTAGAGGAAGCCTATGAACATCATCAACATCCTTATCAAACTCCTGAGCGCAGCCTACACAGCCGAAGCTAAACGCGCCGATGCCAAAGCACAGTTTAACGGGCAGTTGGCAGTTAAGTTCGCAGACGACGCAGTGCGCCTGGCCGCTCAATCCGAGGCGAGAGTAGAGGCCTCCAAGCACAGCAAAGAATTGGCAGCGGGGCACGCTTGTCATGCTGATAACCTGCGCGCTAAGCGCGATGAAGTAGCTAACTTCCTGGGGGTATAATTGATGGATAAAGTATTAGACGCATACAAGAATCTGGCTATCACAGTTAGCGCTGTAGTATATGATGCTGCGGTGTACGGAGTACGCATCCACCGCCTAGACGACGTCTATAGCGCCCTGGACAAGCTGGCCGCCATGTATGGTATGGACCTGGAGCTGGCCGCCACTGCCTTCAAAGAGCACAATGACCTGGCGGCGCATGCAGATAAGTTACGTGGCGACGACCTCGTGCTTATCCGCGTTGTAGGTACACTCAGCATCGGGCTGGCTGAGATTGGTTCCTGCATTTACGATGCAGACCAGAGTCTGCGTACTCCGGAAGTAATCGGGGACATGCTCGGCACCGTGCTGGTACTGTCTGAGTTGGAGGCTTGAGTATGCTGTACGTATCTCGCGCAATTTACGTAGCTTTGATTCTCCCGCTGATTCCCTTGGCGGGGCTGTGTTACCTGGGCGACAAGCTCAGCAAGGCAAAGTGGGCAGAGCGTTGGGTTAACTGGGCCGACAAGAAGGCCCGTGATATTACGGGGCGCTAATGATTATCAACGGGGTTGACTTGTCCCAGCTCGGGGAGCAGTTAGCTCCACAGAACTCTGGGAAGATTCTGCTGTATGACGCGGATTTCACAGTTTATAAATCTGCCGCTACAGTGAAACGTTTGGACACTGCAATCCGCCGCTTCTATCAGCTACTGCTTGAGGACATGTTCCTGGTCGGCTGCTCAGAAGCAGTGGCGTATCTGACGCCTACGGGGTGTGCTAAGTGCCTGCGCTGGCACCTACCTACGGCTAAGCCCTACCAGGGGCAGCGCGCTAATCGACAGGAGCTACCTCTCAAGGCGCCGTTGAAGCGGCACCTGATTGAGAATCCCGACCAGTATTCTGAGCAGGGTATTCAGGTAGTCAGCAGTGACTACTTCGAGGCCGACGACCTGTTCGTGATGGACTCATACGCCTTCGGGGACCGGGGAATCCTGATGTCCCAGGACAAGGATTCCTGGCTAAGCCCTATGGCCCGGTTCGATATTCCGACCGGAACCGTGTGGCCTGCCTTGGATAACCCCTTCGGCTGGATTAAGTGGGATGATACCCAGGCTATGCCGGTGCGTGCACACGGCACTAAGTTCTTCTGGTGGCAAATGCTAGCAGGGGATGACGCAGATAACGTCAAAGGCATCACATTGCTTGATGGGAAGCTCTGTGGGAAGCGAACGGCCTTTGATGCTATCTACCCTATTACCTCAGAGCAGGACGCCGCAGAATTCGTTGTAGCGGCCTATGCTCGAAACAACCAAGACGTACTCGCAGAGGCTGAATGCCTGTGGCTGAGGCGCTCCCAATCAGATTCAGCGTACCTGTATCTGATGTCACTGTTGACTACTCCCAGTATGCGTGACTGGGTGCATTCGCTGCACGAGTACCATAAACAGCATATACAGTGGATACAGGAGCACCCAGACAATGGCGAAGATGTCTGCGAAGGAAATGAGCCTGCGGGCGATTGAGTTATACTATGAGGGGAAACATGATGAACTTGAAACTATTCTGGATGCGCTGCGTGAACGAGCACCCAAAACACATCGAAGAACGGTTGAGCATTTGGATTCTCTCATTCACGACAATGCTATGCTGGATGTAGTGGGGGAGATTCAGGTATGGGAGTGAGCACACCTTGTATAGACCACGGTTGCAAGGGTATGGGTCTAGGTTACGCCACTGCTTGGTTTCGGGTGGACGGGGTGCGGAAGAGCACCACCAAGCACCGGGTTGTGTTTTACGACACGTATGGATACATGCCCGACGTTGTGGAACACTTGTGCAATAATCCCCGCTGCATAAATCCGGAGCACCTAAGAGCGGGGACGCACAAAACAAACTCGGCTTATAAGTATAAGTGTGGGCGCGGGAACAATAAGGCTATGGCACTGCGCGGTACCAAGAACGGCAGGGCCAAGCTAAACGACGACACAGTACGTTATCTTAGGCAGATGCACATACCACAGGACCGAGAGTGGGGCGCATCCGCCATCGCCAAGCGGTTAAATATGGGTGTGGCTAGCACTTATAGAATGTTAGTGGGGGAGTCATGGCGACACGTAAAATAACCCGGGCACAAATTCGCTCTGTAGCTATGAAGCTCGCCAAGGACCAGGGGGGCGTATGCCCCCTATGCGGTAAACCACTAGATTTTACAATCAAGGGAGTAACAGGTGATTCTGTAGTAGTCGACCATTGCCACCTCACTGGCCGTATTAGAGGTGCACTTCACCGTTCATGTAACGGCGGAGAAGGCAAAGTGGCATCTGCCGCTGGGCGCTGGATTGTTGGTAGCATGCAATCTTCTGGGGCTATTGCTGAATCTCTACGTAGGGTCGCCGATTACTTAGACCGTGAACCCACGGATATGCTATACTATACGCACAAGACACCGGAAGAATTAGCACAGGCACAGAAGCTCAAGGCCCGCAAAGCCAGAGCACGACGCAAAGCACGGGAGACTATTAAGTGAATAAGTTCAAAGTTGGTGACAAAGTGGTACGTAAGCCAAAGAATCGCAGCGACATCTGGGTAGAATTCTGTGGGCGTATCGGCACCCACTATTGTGCACCTATGAGTGTTTCCAAGGTAGTGGGTGAGTATGCTATGACCCTGGAGGGTCATGATAATGAATTTTGGTCGGTTGATTGTTTCGAATATGTTGGCACAACCAACCAGCCGCCGCCGGTACCTGGCATACCAGAAGAGACGCCCACACCCAAAGTGCCTGACGCAGTAAACTACCCTCAGCACTACCAGTTCTTCCCGGACCTGGAGGCGATTGAGGTGATTGCGCGCAGTATGACGCAAGAGCAATTCTACGGTTACTGCCTAGGTAACCGGCTCAAGTACAGACTGCGCGCCGGGAACAAGGATAAGCTGGAGCAGGACATTGCCAAGTCCGATAAGTACTCAGAACTGTACGAGCAACACCGAGGTAAGTGCATTGACGCCAAGTGAATGGTGCCACGGGATGTGGCAGAAAGCAGTAGAGCGTGGTGATGCAGCCGCCGCTAAAGACTACCTGGAGATGTACAATCTCTGGGTAAGTCGCAATCAGTAGTTAGAAGTACCGGACATAACCAAGGAGACTAAGCGCCTATGATTAGCGCCCTGAATACGGTTGTAGTACCAGAGGAAGCACTGGTGAAACGCCAGCTGGAGCTTGAAGAGGCCTATAAGATTCGCGGAATCGAGCGGGCACGTAAGCTGATTACGGACGCGTTGCAGAACGGTGGTATTATGAACCTGCCTATGACGCAGCGTATGCTCACTTCGGCATATGAAGTGGCTGCTGCCGCTATCGATGAGATGCGAAATGTCAAAGCCCCTGGCATTGGTGGGAAGTACCGCCGGTTCTTGCGCTTAATCCCCTTGGATGTCCTGACCACCCTGAGCCTGTGCACAATGTTTGAGGCGTTCAGCGTCGCCCCTGGCGAGTCCGCCAGTCGCCGCCAGACTGCGCAGGCGGTAATGTCCGCACTGGGCAGGAACGTACAATCGGAGCTGCTGGCCCTGCAGTTACGCAACGTAGCCCCAGCGTACATGGACCGCGTGTATGAGTACCTCACAGAGCGCCGTACGAAGTCCCCTACGCACATCCTGCGTACGCTCCGTGCCAGTGCCGAGAACGTACACTATGGGCACGAGCCTTGGACCAATGCCCAGAACATCTCCGTAGGGCGTCTGCTGTGTGCTGCGGTGTTTGAGACGGGACTGTTCCAGTGGAAGAACTGTAGCGGTAATCTGAGCATGCTCTATCCGGCTGACGATGTTATGGAGGCCTTCCAGAAACTGGTAGAGTCCGCTGATACCGTAACCATGAAGCCGCCTATGCTGGTACCGCCGGTGCAGCACACTACTCTGTGGGATGGTGGGTACCTCACCCCTATCGACAATCGCGGAACCTACCATAACTCGCACATTGACAGAGCTCGTCTCCGTGAAGTAGCGGAAGCATTTAAGTCCGCGGATGGCATCAAAAAAGCGCTTAATAAGGCACAGGAAACCCCGTACCGTATTAATAAGCGCATACTTGAACTGGTGCAAGAAGCACGGGCCCTGGGTGTTGGGATAGGTATGCCGCGCTCAGTACCGGAGCCGAAACCGGAGTGGTATCTGGACGGGGTTCCGAAAGAGAATTACACCGAGGAAGAGCTTGACCGCTTCGGTGAGTGGAAGACGCGTATGTCTCTATGGTACAGCGCCGACCGTAAGCGTGTATCGCAACTGCGCAGCCTTCTGACTACGTTGGAAATGGCAGAGGAATTCAAAGATGAGAAAGCCCTGTACTTCCCGACTTGTGCGGACTGGCGCTACCGCCTGTACTTCAAGTCCTCGCTGCACCCCCAAGGTTCTGATTTGCAGAAGGCTCTTCTGGAATTCGGTAGAGGTAAACCTCTTGGAGAGAGAGGGTTGTTCTGGCTTAAAGTGCACGTCGCCACTTGCTTTGGTTATGACAAAACCCTATTCGAAGACCGCGCATATTGGGTTGATAAAAATATGGCAGTTATCCGTGCAGTTGCAGAGAATCCATTTGATTCAGACGCTTTTAAGCAGGCCGATTCACCGTGGTGTTTCTTGGCAGCAGTGCTTGACCTGGTGGCTGCTCTGGATTCTCCGTGCCCAGAAGAGTACATCTCCAGAACTCCGGTTGCTATGGACGCTACGAACTCAGGTGGGCAGCACCTCTCAGCGCTCCTGAGAGACCCTGTGGGCGGTCGTCTGACGAACCTGTACTGGGAGGGTAACGACAAGAAAGCGGACCTGTATATGGATGTGAAGCGCCGTACGGACGAGAAGGTGATACTAGACCTGGACAAGGAGGATTTCGTTATCCAGAGCACTTACTGGAGAGAGAACGAAATCACCCGCAGCATGACCAAGCGCCCCAGTATGACCTACTTCTACAGCGCCACGGTGCGCAGCTGCAGTGACTACATCTTTGAAGGCGCTTGCGCTGAGGGGTATGAAGGTACCGACACTAACAGTCTATGGAATCTGTCGTGCTACCTGGCTCCGCGTATGCGCGCCGCTATCGAGGAGGCAAACCCTGCTGCTGCGGCAGTTATGTCGTACTTGCAGAACCTCGCTAGGCGTGTACCGGCAAGCCAGCACCTGCAGTGGACTACGCCGCTGGGTGGGCTTGTAATGAACCGCTACACACAACGTGAGGAGGTGCGGGTACGCATTGACTGCATGAACCTCACCATCATGCGCGTGCATAACCGGGATTTCAAGACCTGCAACAAGCGCAAGGCAGCCTCCGGGATTGCCCCGAACTTTGTGCATAGCCTGGATAGTACGCACTTGATGATGGTTCTATGTGCAGCTGACGGCCTGGATATTGTGCCTATTCACGATTCCCTGGCTACTCACGCAGCCGACGTTGACGCTTTGCACCGACACATCCGCGAGCAGTTTGTGCGCCTCTACGAAGAGAATGACCTGCTTGGGGATATTACTCGCGCAGCAGCAGCTGCCGGGGCGGATTTGACGGGCCTGGATATGCCAGAGGTAGGTACTCTGGACATCCGGCAAGTGCTAGAATCTCCTTTCTTCTTTTCATAAAATTTAATGTTACCGGAGTAGGAATGAAGTTAAAACACACTAGTAAAACTTCCGACTACACTCTCAAGGTTCTGTATAAGTCCGACGACATTACAGACGCAGTGAAGCAACTGCACGAACTGGGCCACGGCATTAGTCGGGGCCTGGCTCCAGAGCAGCACTACTGGAGGGTGCTGGGAAGTATACTGGGTAAACAGTATATACTAGGAGTCTATGACTCCCAAGGCGGCTTAGTCGGTGCTGTCAGCTACTACCCAGAAGTTGTAGAGGACTGTCATTACGTAGAGCCTGTGCTGTATACAGACTTCTTCGTATTGAAACCGGACAACGGCGCGGCAGTGTCTGTGATTATGCAGGGCCTGCACGCAATAGCCAAGTGCATGCGCGCTGGGCGTATCGCCATTAGCCGGGGCACGTCGGATAACACATACAAGACAACTTATCATTTAGTGAGGTCAGAATGAGTGGTGGTAATTTAGGTAAGCTATTAGGTAAGGCCACGGATATGCTCGGCCTTACTGACAACGCGGGATTAGAGGCGCAGCAGCGCTTGGCAGAGCAACAGGCCAGCGCAGCTAAACAACAGGCTGCCTTAGAGGCTAATAGCGCCGCAGATAACATTGCTGAGATTGACCCCGCGGGGGCTGCCTCTGCATCTGCAGATGCAATTACGTCTGAGCAGAAGAAGCGGCGACAAGCAGGGCAGAGCAATCCTCTGGGCCTGTAAGGGGGTAGCTTGGAACAAAAAGCAACATTAGCAGAGCTCTTTAAGAAGGACCAGGATGCAGGCGTATTGGATGCCTCTGAGAAGTTCGCGCAGTGGACTCTTAGCACTATCTTTACCCGGGACGATTCTCTGGATGGTAGACGCAGACCACTGGAGCGTGACTACCAGAGCACGGGCGCGCAGCTGGTCAACACCGCAGCCACTAAGATTGTAGGTGCGCTGTTCCCCCAGGGCACTAGCTTCTTCCGGTTCTCCAAGAGTTCGGACCTGGACGAGTTCATTAGTTCGCTGGGCAGTGCTGCTACAGCAGAATCTAAGCTGGCCGAGGTCGAGAACACTGCGTCACAGAAAGTATTTGAGAAAGACGGTTATGCTGCGAAGTTGCAAGCTGTGAAGCTGCTGCTGGTTACAGGTAACGCGTTGGAGTATATTGATGAGCGGACAGGTAAATCCATCGTCTACTCAGTCCGTAACTTTACCGTTCGAAGGGATGGTAGCGGGAACGTCCTGCGACTCATTATCAGAGAGCGCGCAAGCATCCAGGACCTGCCAGAAGATTTCCGCGGCACCTTCTACCGTAACAAAGACCCATACGGCGACGTTGATATCTACACTGCCGCTTGTCGCAAAGTTAAGCGGACAGAGGACGGTGCAGAGGTAGTAAGCTACGAGGTGTACCAAGAAGCAGACGGACACCGCATTGGGGACAGCAGCACCTATCCGGAGCTGGAGCTTCCTTACAACGTGCTAGTGTGGAACCTTGTTAGTGGCGAGCACTACGGGCGCGGCTTGGTAGAGGACTACGCCGGAGACTTTGCTCGGTTGTCGGTACTATCGGAAGCGTTAACTAACTACGAGGTTGAGTCTGCGCGGTTAATCCCGCTGGTTGACGCAAGTTCCGGTCTGGATGTGGACGAGTTCTCAACGTCTGAGACGGGTGAGGCTGTGCAGGTTGGTGGCGGCGGTTCCAACGGGAATAGCAAATCCCCTGTCACTGCTTACGAGGGCGGCTCTGCCCAGAAGATTCAGTGGATTGCCAGCAACATCCAGATGCTCGAACAGAAACTGTCTCGTGCGTTTATGTACACCGGTAACTCCCGGCAGGGCGAGCGCGTCACGGCCTACGAGATTCGCCAGAATGCCAAAGAGGCGGAAGCTGCTATGGGTGGTGGGTTCAGTATCCTGAGCGACACATGGCTGCGTAAGCTGGCGTACCTGTACACTGCACTGGTGTATCCCCGCTTTAAGCTATACCTCAGCGAAGGCGTAGTGAATATCAACGTTACTGTGGGTACTTCTGCACTGGCCAAAGCCGCGGCGGCGGACAAGCTGCTAGAGGCGGCACAGTCCATGCAGCTGGCTATCCCGGTGCTTGAGCAGATTACTCCGCGCTTCAACAAGGATGCGTGTGTAGATTGGTACTTCGACGCCTACGGTATCGTCAGCGAGCCGTTCATGTACACCGAAGAGCAGCTGCAGCAGAAGCAGCAGGTTCAGGATGCATCTGCCGATACGTCAGCAGGTCTAGCGCAGGACCAACTCCAGGGCTTGACAGCAGCGGACCCAACAGTAGCGGGTAAGCAGCTGGGCTTATTACCAAGTTAACAACAGAGGCATAGATGGATAACGTAGAAAACGGTCAAAACGTAGAAACTACACAGGTAGAGAACCAAGGCGGCCCTAAGATTCCGGGCCTAGGTGCTCCCCTTAGCGCCCCGAACAATCAAGGCGTGCAGGATGCACAGACCCCTACCCAGCAGCAACAGGGCAAAGATTCCCCTGACCCTGCTAAGATTCCTCTGGATATCGAAGCCCTAAAAGCGGCCCTGGATAAGGGTGGCGATAGCGCTAAAGAGCAGCCCCAGGAGCTGGCTAAGACAGGCAACCCGACGATTGACGCCGGTGTAGCTATGTTGCAGAAAGTCTCTGGGTTAACTGACTCTGATATGGTGCGGGCACTTGGTAAGGCCCTGGAATATCAGGACCCTAACCTAATCGATACGGCCTTCATTAGGGAACGTTTCGGAGAGCACGCTGCTTATGCAGAGTTGCTGGCTAAAGCGTACCTGGAAGACCAGGTTGGTCAAGCCACCAAAGCAGTACAGGAAGCTTACGATATCGTGGGCGGTAAGGAGAACTGGGAGGTAGCAGCACAGCTGTTTAATTCCAAGGCCCCTGAACCTCTGCGTAACGCAGCTCGTGTACTCGCTAACTCGGGTGAGCTCAAGCAGGCCGCTGAGTTGGTGTCAAGCTTCTGCCGGGATATGGGTCTTATCAAGACACAGAACCCAATGGTACGCGGTGTAGCCAGCAACAATGCACTGTCTGCTGCGGAATTCCGCGCAGAATATACCAAACTCCGTCAGGAAGCGGGCAACCGTAGCTTGGCGTCTCCGCAGTTCAGTCAACGTTATAACGATTTGCTCGCACGCCGTGAAGCTGGTAAGCGCGTAGGTCTTTAATTTTATTTATAAAGGAAACTAAAGCATGGCCAACACTATTTATAATGGCAACCTGACTCGTCCGCACTGGGGCGGCGCGGCGTCTGACGTAGATATTCACCTGGAAGTGTACCAGAACGAAGTGGATACCCGCTTCCAGTACCAGGCTCTGTTCCTGGGCCTCTCCAGCCAGCGCTCTATCAGCGGTTCCAACACCTACCGTATTGACCGCCTGAACACCTCCTCGGTGAAGGGCCGTCGCTCTGGTGAGGCACTGGATAGCACCCCGGTCCGTAACGATAAGATGATTATCGTGGTGGATACGGTGCTGTATATCCGTAACCCTATTGACTACCAGGATGACTGGACCGGTCCGGACTTCCTGACCGAGATGGGTCAGAACAACGGCTCTGAGTTTGCAGAGACCTTCGACCAGGCGCACCTGATTCAGCTAATCAAGGGGCGTTCTTGGGTTGCTCCGGCGCACCTGAAACCGGCGTTCAACGACGGTATCGAGGTAGGTGCAGCTATCCTGGTTCCGGGTACCACTGCCACCACGCAGCTGACTCAGGCTGAGATGGAGGCTAACGCCATGAACATCAACCTGGCGCACAAGGCTGGTATTGATGAGCTCATCAAGCGCAAGACCCCGCTGGCGGATATGGTCACTCTGGTGGATGTCGATACCTATTCGCGTCTGCTGGAGCATCCGAAGCTCCTGAACATCGAATTCGGCCCGTCCAACAACGACGGTTACAAAGACCGCCGTGTAGTGAAGATGAACGGCGTGCCTGTGGTTGAGTGCACCGAGTTCCCGACCGAGGCCGGTACGCACCCGCTGGGTAGCGCCTACACCGTCACCTCTGACGACGCGCTGTGCCGTATGGTGACTTTCAGCAAGTCCAAGACCCTGGTGACTGTTGAGGCTAAGCCGTTCACCTCCCGTATCTGGGATGATGAGCGCGAGTTCAGCAACGTACTGGACTGCTACGCGATGTACAACATCGGTCTGCGTCGTCCGGACACCGCTGCAGTGACCAAGTTCACCTTCACCACCAAGTCCTAATTGGAGGTTCGATGGCAGTAATTGCTACGTTCGGTCTGGAGACTCTCCAGGCCAATGCAGCTCAGCGGGAGGCGGTTAAGGCCGCCACCGATGTAGCGAAGAACATCCAGGTGGCCTCGGTCGAGTCTGGCCGCAAGGCTACCAAGAAAACCCGTAAGGCGGCTGACGTAGCCGCTGATACTGTGGAAGAGTAATACGCGCCCCTGGTGCCTTCGGGTGCCAGGGGCTTTTTTTTTGTCCCTGTCTTAAAGGTCCAAGGGGTCTTTAATAGAGGAACAAATATGAGAGAATTAGACGCTGTGAACCTGACGCTGGAAGCCCTTGGGGAATCTCGCGTTATGGACATCAACACCAGTAACCCAAGCGCAGGGTTAGCTCGCTCTGCGCTTGCACGCAATCGTCGCGGGTTACTCAGCACGGGGTTCTGGTTTAACGTGGTCGAGCGTGAAGTTACGCCCACCACCGACGGCCTGATTAAGGTGCCGTGGAACCAGCTGGCTGTATATGACGCCTGCTCAGAATCCAAGTACGGGGTACGTGACGGGAACCTATACGACCTGGTAGAGCAGAACCAATACTTCGATGCACCTGTGCGTATTCGTGTGGTCCTGGATTTGGCCTTTGAGGACCTGCCGGAGCACGCCGCTATGTGGGTGGCTAACTACACCACTGCACAGGTATACTTAAACGACCTGGGTGGCGACAGCAACTACGCTAATTACGCACAGGAAGCTGAGCGGTACAAGAGCATGGTGCTGCGCGAGCATCTGCGCAATCAGAAGTTCAGCACCAGCAAGACCCGCTTTGCACGCAGAATCCGCCGCGCTCGTTTTATGGTTTAAGGAGAGTATATGGCCCAGTCCCTAGAGGGTACCATTCAGAGCCTGCTGCAGGGCGTCTCCCAGCAGGTTCCAAGAGAGCGCCAGCCCGGGCAACTGGGGGCGCAGCTGAATATGCTCAGCGACCCGGTTTCCGGTATCCGCCGTAGACCGCCGGGTGAGATTGTCTGGGAGAGTACGATCGATAATCCGGGGCTTGATTCCCTGTTCACTGAATACGTAGAGCGTGGGACTGACGGTAGGCACCTGCTGATTAACACTAGCAACGGTAACTGGTGGCTGTTGGCTAAGAATGGAAAGACTGTCGTTAACTCTGGCAACGACCCGTACTTTGTTACCACTGTAGGTCAGACCTCTTTGCAGACCGCAAGTATTGCAGGGCTGACGTATATCCTGAATACGGAGATGTCTCCGGTCACTGCCGTGGACAACACCGGGCGTATCGACCCCAGCACCACTGGGTTCTTCTACGTTAAATCTGCAGCATTCCAGAAACGTTGGAACGTCACAGTTACCTCTGCGGGGGTAGATTACTCCGGAGATTATTCCGCCCCGGCTGCTGGTAGCACCAGCGGTAACGCTGAGGAAGTATCAGGTGCCTACGTTGCTCAGCAACTGCGGGACTCTCTTGTAGCTAATGGGCTGCCAGCAGGGAACGTGAGCGTACGTGGCGCGTACCTGTTCTTCTACGGGTTGAGCAATTGCGTGGTATCCTCTGACGCGGGTGATACTTACGCTGTGGTGTCCAACCAGTCTCGTGTAGACCAGGAGCAGGACCTGCCTGCTCAGCTCCCCGCAGAAGCCGATGGGGCAATGTGCCGTGTAGGTACCGCCTCGTCTGAGACAGCGTGGTATCAGTTCAGCTACAGCACCCGCACCTGGTCTGAGGTGGGGGCGTACGGCAGCATCACCAAGATTACGAACATGCCCAGAGAGCTCGCCGCGGATGACAACATCATTGCGCGCGATTGGGAGGGGCGCTTAGCTGGTAACGACGATAACAACAGTAATCCCGGATTCGTCGAGAATGGCTACATCACTGGTATTGCAGCTTTCCAGGGCCGCCTGGTCCTGCTTAGTGGTAGCTCCGTGGATATGTCAGCCTCGGGCCTGTATCAGCGCTTCTACCGCTCTACTGTGACGTCCTTGCTGGATACGGACCGTATCAGCATTAGCTCTGCGTCTGCCCAGGATTCTGTGTACCGCACCGCTGTGCAGTTCAACCGGGACTTGGTTCTGTTTGCTAACAGCATGCAGGCGGTTGTGCCAGGTTCGGCAGTACTTACGCCAACTAACTCAAGTATTAGTATTACCAGCACCTACGACTGTGACAGCCGTGTTACCCCGGTAATGGCGGGTCAGACAGTAATTTACCCGAACAAGCGCAACGACAGCTACGCCGGTATTCTGGAGCTAATCCCATCACCTTACACCGCGGCGCAGTACACTACGCAGGATGCCACGGTACACCTACCCCGGTATATCCCAGGCAGGGTATTGCAGATGCAAAACTCCAGTGTCACCAATATGGCCTTCTCGCGCATGTCTGGAGAGCGTAATAGCCTGCTGGTCTACGAGTTCATGTGGGGCGGAAGTGATGGCGCTAAGATGCAGGCAGCGTGGCATAAATGGTCGTTCCCGTATCCAATCCTGAGCGTACAGGCGCTGGAGGACGAGGTGTTCTTGTACATGCAAGGGCCCAGTCCCAGCAACAAGCTTTTGATTGTGTCTATGGACCCGCGCGAAGGTTATCAGCTGGGCTCTGAATACCGCGAAGCCTACTCGGATTTGCAGAAGCAAGTTCAAGTGCAGGACGGGGTGTTCACTGTCCCGTCGGTACTGCGCCCGGTTGGGTGGGCTGACCGTTACAAGGAAGAGCTTATCCTAACGTACTTGCCCAGCAACCCTATGGGGCCTACTGAGGTTGGCATCAAGGAGATTGCCGGGGAGAACACCCTACGGGTTGTGCGCGGCGTACCTGATGGCACTTATGTAATCGGTAGACGTTACCGCAGTACGTTCACGCTAACTACACCTATTCTACGGGACCAGAATGACAAGCTCGTGGGAAGTGGGCATGTGCGTCTGCTGCGCCTGGACGTGGCAGTACGTAACTCCGGGCACTTCGACGTACAGGTACTAGATACCCCGCGGGACGTCAATTGGGGTGGGGAACTGACTGGTATCCTGATGAACTCAAAGGAGCTGACGCTTGGGCAGGCTCTGCGTATGGACTTGGCTACGATTACCGTACCCTGCCGCACCAACGCAGACACAACCGAGGTGTCGCTATTTACTGAGGGTTCTATGGAGCTGAACGTGCTGGATATCTCGTACATCCTGCGCTACAACCAACGCAGACGGAGGATTTAATATGTGGTGGATGGTTGCGGCCATGGCCGCTAAGACCGTTCTGGGGCAGGGTGCTCAGATTGAAGTGTCCAAGGCCAGGAACAAGGCTGTGATTCAACAGACAGCCAAACAGCTAAACGACATCGCGCTACAGCGCGCTCAGTCCAGGGACCGGACTGAGGTGTCTCTGTTTAATATACAGCAGCAGAAGCTGCAGGCTCAGAGCCAAGTAGGCCTACAAGCAGCAGCTTCCGGCACTATGGGAGCCTCTGTTAAAGACGCCGTAGCCGCAGTGAACACTGTAGCCGGGCGACAAGAGGCCAGCGTACGTGACCAGCAGGCAACTCAGGAAGAGGGTTTCCGTCTAATGACGGACAAGGCTGTGGATAGCGGACTGGCTAACATGGACATGGCGGACCCGTACGATAACATGTTTAACTCATTGCTGAGTGTCGGGGCATCCGCCGTTGGGAAGTACGTCGGTGACGCTGCATCATCTTCTGACTCTGGCAGCTCAACACCCGGAAGCGGTGCGGCGGCTACTCAGAACATGGCGTCCTCCTATGATTTATGGGGGAGTAAAGGTAACAGCTCAGTTCATACCTGGTAACTTAAGAGGAATATTAAATGCCTGTGATTCAACCCAGTAGACGGGGGCTAAATATTGGGGGTGTGCAACTGCAGGCCAACGATGTTAGCTTACCATCAACGGTAAGTGAAGTATCCGTTGATACCTCCAAAGCAAAACGCCTAGCCGCCCTGTCTGGATTCGTGCAGGACTTCGGCGTAGGTTTCGACGAGGCAGTAAAAGAAAACGCCGCAGCCGCCACCGTGCGCGGCGCTATGGATGCTCAGGGCGCAGTAGATGCAATGGCCTCCAAGGACGAGGCTGTACAGAAGCAAAACATCTTCGTGCGCGAAGCCTACCAGGACGGCTACGTATCCGCCGCCGCGTACGACACTCTAGCCAAGTGGCGCACAGAAAGTATTGTGCGCGCTAAGAAAGCCGCCGAGGCTGGGTTGACTGATGAGGAGTTCCAGCAGCAGGAGCAAGAGCACGTCCAGTCTATGTCGGACAAGCTTGGTATGTATCTACCGGATATGTCCAAGCAGTCCGCTACGACTATATTGCAGCAGCTCCGTGCTACAAGCATGGCTAACTACACAGCCTTCCAGAAAGGTAGGGCTGCATTTGCCCTGGCTCAGGCTGACCGTGCTCTTGACCGTGGGCTAAGCGCGTCCAGTGAGGAGTTCTACCAGCGCTTGCAGGCGGGCCAAGGCGCCGCCGCGCAGATGTCCATTAAGACGGGCTTAGACAGTATCCTGGCTGCTGAGCACTTGGACAAGAACAAGAAGCTGGACCGGGCCAAGCAGTATCTGGTTAGCGTAGCGCAGCAGACGCAGGACCCGCTGGTAATTAACCAGCTGCAGGAAATGGCCACCAAGGAACTCGGCGTCAACTCCGTGGATGTCAACGCAGCACTGTATCAGGAGTTCAAGCGCGCCGGTGCACAGATTGAGACACAGGCCCGTTTCGAAATCTCTGATGCAATCCAGTCTCTCGAAGGTCAGACCCCAGAGCAGCAGGAACAGACTATGCAGCGTATTCGTAGTCGTGTCATTGAGCTGTCGGCATCTGATGTACTCAGCGCCGGGACCAGCATGGAGTTCTGGAACAAGGCTCAGACCATTCGTGAGAAGGCAGCAGACGCCCAGGCATTGCGCACAGCAATTACCGGGAATATGCCAAGCTCCACTTTGGCGGGTATGTTCAAAGGAGACTTAGATAAGGCACGTACTCAGCTGCTCAAGAGCTTTCCGGACACTCCGGAAGGGAACCTGCAGCTGCTGGCGTACGGGAGCAACAGCAAGGACGCGTGGGCAGTCAACGAAGCGCACAAGCGTATGTCTTCGGATATGGCGCGTACGCTGACTACGCTGGACCAGCTCGGTGAGGATGGTGAGGTTTCCCGCGAGAACGTCAACAGCATCAACTTGTGGGCACAGGCTTATAGCACCAGTACGGACTTAGGGAAGATGGCGCTACTGTCTGAGGTCCCATCTGAGTGGCGCGGCGTGGTTCAGTCGGCTATTGCTCAGAACCCAAGTAACGCCAGCAACACTATCTTGGACGACCTGCGCCGCCAGGCGCGCAACAAGGCTAGCGGCCGCTATACTGATATCCCAGAAAATCCGACGGATAAGATGGTAGACCCAAGCGGCACTGCTAACTGGTTTAGCTTCTTCGGAGATGCGGATGCCCAGCGACAAGAGGCACGGGCGGCGATGGTGGAGGAGTTCCACTACCTTAAAACCCATAACCCAGAGTCCTTCGCTGGTAAGGATGCTGATGATATTAATAAGATGCTCAAAGGCAACATCCAATCCCGTAAATTGGAGCTGGAGGTTGCTGGTGCACCTAGGCATGTGTACCTGCCACCAGGAACTTCCTTGCAGTCCCTTATGGGGGACTACAAAGGTGATACGGAGCAGTTTACAGCATCGCTGCAGCAGCATATCCAGAATCAAGTTCAGTACCTGTCGGACCCCAGCAACATAGAGCGAGTGGTGATACAGGCAGCCACGGCCGGTAACGCGGGTCAGAACATGTCAGTAATCGTCATTGACAAGAAGGGCAAATTCCAGGATATGTCTGTGAATCTTCGTGACGTTCAGGCTACTGCTCAGGCTGCGTATGATTCAGCGCTGGCTGGTGAGATGAAGATTGGCAGCGAACAAGTAGGTGTACGTCCCGCTACCTTCTATGACCACGACAACGGACGTGCTGTCAGCGTGCAAGTCAACGGTCGTAACTCGGTAGGGCTGGAGCCGTCACTGTTTAGTGACATTCTCGCCACCACTATGAAGTTCGAAGGGTTCCAAGAAGGTAAGGGCAAGGGTAGTGTAGGCTTCGGTCTGCACATTAACTCTGGCATGCCTGTCCCACAGAGAGTGACCATTGATGACGGTATCAGTATCCTCAAGTCCTCCCTGGAGAAGCAGTACGTTCCGAACGTGCAGAAGCAACTCAAGGGGCAGGGTTTGAATGCCTCCGACGAGGCGTTAAAGGTCATGGTGGACCTGAACTATCACGGCGGTAACGGTAGCTCTGGCCCTGTAGCAGAGGCGATGGCACAGGTACGCAAGGCTGCTAAGTCCCCGGTGGGGGCGTATCAGTACCCTGTATCTGAGGCCCAGGGTAGGGCTTGGCAAGCGCTGCGGAATACCCCGGCGTACAAGCAGGCCCAACCTGAGCGTAAGAAGTACCTAGAACAAAACCTACGCGATTGGCTCTTTGAAGCAACGCACTAACCAGAGGCCCTTCGGGGCCTCCCCTTATCAAAATTCTTTTAGGAGATATTATGGCTCAGTTTCTGAACCAAGAACCGAATCCACAGGAAAAGGATTCTGCTAAGGGCGCAACACTTAAACCTGCGCCTGAGCGCGTAGATTGGAACGATGCCGGGGACAACGGTCTGAACGCACTGGAGCGTGCATCCTTACTGGCGCAGGCCAAGACCCCAGCCACTACCGCCGCAGAGAGCTTTGCATCGGGTATGGGTAACAGCATCATCGCTGCCGCTATCCGCAAGGCCTCTGCTCCGGCATTTGACCGAGACCCGAACTTTAATGCTAAGCAGACCCTGAGTAGCGATACTCGGGCTAAGCTGTATGCTCCGAATCAGGAAGAGATTGAGTACCTGCACGACTCCGTGTCGGTAGAAGATTACAACTACCGCGTGCAGCAGATGCTTGAGCAGCGTGACCGTGACCGCTTAATGGCTGACAACACAGTAGCTGGGTTCGCGGGTATGCTGGTAGGAGACTCCCCGTTCATCCTGGCTCCGATGTCTGCTGCTGGTATTGCTGGCCGTGCGGGCTTAGCTGCACGTACCGCTATCCGCGCCGCTGACGTAGGGTCCGCATTCTACGCACAGGACCAACTGGGGCAGTCTGCTGCGGTAACTGCACTGATAGCGGGCGTAGCTGGGTTAGACCAGCTCTGGGATATGTCTCGGGCTGCTAAAGCTGCTGCTAAGGCTCGTACTGGGCGTGAGCCTATGTTCGACCCAGAAGCGCCTACAACGCGTACAGCTAGGGATGCTAATGTTACCGGAGTAGGAGAGGGAGAGGAAATCCTCACTAAGACACTGGATGAAAGCATCCAAGTATCTAGAAACAATACCGCCTCCGTGAACATGAAAGCACAGCATGTAGTTCAGTTCTTGAAGAAGTCTGAGCACTTGACAGCAGGACAGAAGGCTATTCTGGACACGCTGGGCGATGCTGTAAATGGCATTGATTTTAAACTGGTAGCAGGCTCCGCAAACCGCAGCCGCTACACTTATGCACAACAAGATTTAGCTAAGCGGGGAGAGATATCTCTGCGCGCACCTAAGCAAGCTAACGGCAGCACCTGGACTACAGTCGGTGATGCGCTGCGCGCTATGGATGCAGATACAAGCAAGGTGGCCGTGCACGAACTTATTCATGCCGCTACTGCGCGCGCCATTGACAGTAATCCCGAGATTGCTAAACGCCTGGAGGAAGTGCGTGCGGTTATTGCAGCAGACTCTACCCTGACACCGCGTATGCGATATTACGCAAGTAATGTGCATGAGATGCTGGCAGGCTTAGGCGATAGCCCTGAATGGGTTGAGCACCTGGCACGTACACAGTCTCCCACCGGTAAGAGCATGCTCCGCCAACTGGGTGAGTACATCATGAATGCCTTGGGCATCAAAGCCAAGGGCTCTGCCTTGGAGGATGTCCTGGATGCGTACGAGGACGCCGTTAAGTGGACCGCTAAGGATTATGCAGACCAAGCCCAGAGCTTCCGTAGTGAGGCCTTCCAGGACCTGGCGGGCAGCACCACCCTCAATGAGGCTAAGCGTGCCCAGGCTATGCTGGACGGCGCTAAGAAGAAGCTATCCACTATGTTTGCCCTGTACGATAATATCGCCCAAGGCAACGAAGACTTGGCTAAACTGCTAGTGTCGGATGCGTCCGCAGTAGGCGGCCGTCGCCCGTCAGTGGTAGACTACAAGCGTAACCTCACTTTGGAGATGGATGCTCGTGCCAGCGTAGTGGAAGATGCTATCCTGGGCGCGTTGAAGGATAAGGGTGTAGGGATGCTCTCACGCTTCTTCCATCGTAGTAATTTCCGCGCTGAGAGGGCTGCACTGGAAGACCGCCTGAGTAAGTACCTGGATGCTGCCTACAGCGCTGACGTAAACGGTCGCGCCATTCCGGTGCCGGATGCAGAGATTGCTCCGCTGGTTGATGCCTACCGTCGCTCTGGATGGGCTAGCAAGTGGCACGAGCATATGCTCAATGCCGGTCTAGTGGATGATGGAGCGTTGGTTAAATCAGACTACTACTTCCCACGCCAGTACAGCTACGACAAGATGCGTCAAGGTATCGCACAGGGTAACACTCTGGATGACTACCGCGCCCTGTTCCGGTCCGCCCTGCGGGACGTGTACCCGAGCATGGAGTCAGAGGTAGTGCAGCGTGTTGCCAAGGAGATGGTTGACGGCATCTACAATGGCCGTGTCGGGCAGTCTGGTCCTATGTGGAAGCAGCTGATTAACGGTATGGGTAATGACGAGGTCGTTATGGCTATGCGTAGTGCCGGTGTAGATGAGTCTGCAATACAGAGCTTCTTGGCCGGTAACGTACGCGAATCCGGCAGCACATCCCCTGCGCGGAACCTGCGACAGCGTACTCGGTTCAACATGGACAAAGAGTACCTGATTAACGGAAAGAGCATGCGCATGCAGGACCTGATGGATACTGATGTAGCCAAGGTTATGCACGGGTACACTAACCGTATGTCCGGCCGTGTAGGCATGGCCTATGCAGGCGTACAGGACCTGGGCCAGTTAGCTAAGATGATTGATGAGTCCAAGCACGCACTGGCGGATTCCGCTAAGTGGGAGAAGACTGTCAATGATACCATCGACTTTATCCTGGGCGGGGCACCTGCTGACGCTGGACAGCTTCCGGACTTGCTACGAGCAGCTGGGAACATGGCGAACGCCACTATGCTCAAGAACTCCGGCCTGTATCAGCTGACCGATACTGCTCTGGCTATGAAGGAGTTCGGTATGGCTAGAGTGCTGCGCAGTATGCGTGACCAGCCTTGGTTCAATGAAGGTGCCGTAGCTATCAAGACTCCTGATATGGCTGCCCGTCTAGACACCGTGCTGCGGGGTAATATCCAGAAGGAGATGCGCTTCCGCTGGCTGAATACGTACGCTGACGATAACCTGGACCTGACCCGTCAGGCCTCTTGGTTCAACGTCACCCAGAACGTAGGGCAGGCTGCGCGTCACGTCAACGGCATGAGTATGGTGCACCGGTTGCAGGTTAACCTGAACTCCGGTATTGTGGCGGATGAGCTTACGCAGATGTTCAAGGGTGATGCTGAGGCGTTTAAGCGTCTGGAGCGTTTCGGGCTTACCCGTGACGTTGCGGACCGCGCTATCGCTGCCAACAAGGCCAACCCGGGCGCTATGTTCCAGCCGGACCTGCAAATGCAAGTCGAGGTTGTAGGGACGCGGATGATGGACTACCTGGTACAGCAAGTTCGTACTGGTGAGACTTCGCACTTCGCGCAGTTCAATCCTATCGGCAAAGTCATTGTAGGATACCAGAGCTTCGCACTGGCTGCCACTAACAAGATTCTGCGCAGGGAGCTGAACGATGCTGGGTGGATTGGTGTAGCCCATATTATGGCGTACCAGTTCCCGTTGATGCTGCTGGCTACTATGGCTAAGCACGGCATGGATGGGAAGGACGTAAGTACCCAGAAACTCATTGGAGAGTCCGTAATGGGTATGAGCGCCATTGGTGGTATATCGCTACTACAGGATATCTTCCTGGGAGATTCTCCCCGCCACTCGTTGGCGTCTATGGGTTACGTCACAGGGCTGCTCGGGGCCGTACAGGACCTGGCTACCGGTAATATGGACATCAAGACCTTCACTAAGCAGGTACCGTTAATCCAGGAATTCGCACCTACGCGAGCTATCATCAATAACTTTGGAGACGATTAATATGGCATTCAGCTGGCAAGAGTCGGTAAAGCCTGCAGGTACTCAGGATATCCAGTGTGATATTGAGTACCTGGATAAGTCCTATATTCACGTTTACTTAGATGGTGCTGAGACCACTGCCTTCACTTGGACCAGCTCCACTAATATTCGCCTGAACTCGCCGCTGTCTGCAGAGACAGCGGTGCTCCTCATTCGTAAGACTGAACGAGAGTACCTCTACATTGAGTTTGCTAGCGGGGCTCCATTTATTGAGGGCAACGTAGATACCCAGAATACGCAGTTCCTGCACTTAGCTCAAGAGCTGGTTGAGGGACGCTCTATAGAGGGTTTCTATGGCGATATTAACATGCATCGCTACCGCATCACTAACCTGGGCGGCCCGGTGGATGCGCTGGATGCTGCGAACAAGCAGTACGTAGACGCAGGTGACGCACGACTAGATGCTCGCGTAGATGCAGAGGAAGCTGCCCGTAAGGCCGCAGACTCCGCCCTGGATGTGCGCACCACTAACCTTGAGCAAACGTACTTTAATGCTAATACTAACAGCTTCCCCTGGTGGACAATTACTGTATTTGATACCAATACAATTACACCCGGGATGCCGTTCAGTAAGGCGAAGGTGCGTTTAAATGGGGTAACTCAGACTGCTGGGTATTCCTATAGCGTATCTAACGGGGTTATCACCTTTGCGGAAACTGTACCTGCAGGTACTCTGGTAGACGTAACTATAGGTGTAGACACCTCAGAAGATACCAGCGCTGTTTCTACTGTTCTAGGTTTATTAGCTGGGGCGGATGGTGCTAGTTACATCGGCCTCCCTCACGGCACCTTGGGGCAGGGTGTATACTGGGTAACGCCCGAAATGTTTGGGGCTGTAGGTGATGGCGTTGCAGATGACTCTGACGCACTGCAGGCTGCCATGAATGCCTGTGTAGAGTACGAGTGGCAGGGCACCGTTGCTGATACAGACGACCACGGCGGCACCAGTAAGTATACCCTAATGTTAACCGGGCAGTACAGGTTCACCCGCACCCTTGTCCTGCCGCCGTTCCTTAGAATGGTGGGGATAGGTCAGTCGTACTTAGCCGACCCAAAGAATAATGTAGTAAAGTTCATTCCTGATTTCTCCTTACAGGATGGCTACGCATTTGAATCACTAAACTTTGACGAAACAGGTACGCACACGGCAAAGGTTGATACGTATTCTGCCAGCGCAAGTGACAGGCGCCTAATCACTCGCTGCCCTGGGTTACTGTTAGAAAATTTCTCCGTTGTTGCTGGGGCCAATACTTCCCTGAAGGGTATTTTCAATTTACGCCTTACACATGGTGCGGTGCTCAAGAGCATCTGTGCACGCATTACGTCCCGAGCAGCTGTTGGGGCGAACCTCACCTGCACGTGGAATGGCGCATTCCGGGATTGTATTTTCAGGACTGCAACAATTGCTCTGACACTGAGAAATAACGTTACGACATGGCTGTTTGATAACTGCTATTTCCAGACTACCCAAGGCGACAACCCACTGCCGTGGTTTACTGATTTCCCTGAATTCTATGGGTACCCGACAAGACAAACCTGGACAGCTTGTGTAGCTGGCACTTGGTCCTCACCCCATTTTAAGGATTGCACACTAGAGAATTCTCAAAACGGCTACCGGCTTCACAGATGCCAGGGCGGTTCCGAGCACGGAACTTACTTTGAGAATATCGAGGAAGAATGCTACGCCCTAATGGAGTGCGTACTGAGTATGACTCCAGGGTATTTTTACAGTAATAAAGGTGCGGCAGCTACCACTCGCATGGTATTTTTGTCAGGGTCTCTTGCAAATTCAGCAAGCATCGACATGACCAATACTAACTACTTTAGTCAGACTGTTGACCCTTATCACTGCTCGGGTGCCAGCAAGTTGGTTGTGACTACTGCGGGGGATATGCGTACGAGTATGAAGATAACCTACCCTAACAAGGTTATTTTCAACTGCTACTCGCAATTCTCTGGGTACTGTGATGTGTATGTATCCTCCACTGGCAATGATGGTTACAACGGGTATAGTGCCACCTACCCCGTCAAGACGCTGCAAGAAGCACTGCTGCGCTGCCAACCCGGTTATAAGAACCGAATCTATTTGGCGGCAGGGGATACTATTACAACAACCAAGTACTACTCGGACGGGTACCAGCCAAACCGTAGGTTCTTCCAAGGATACGATATTCGCATTATTGGGGACTCTACTAATAGGCCCACTTTGGTATTGGCCGAAGATAGCGCATGGTTATCTGGTGTCGGGATTAAAGACGGCAGCATCTCTTTCTCCCAGCTAAACATAAATCTGGTGCTCTCAAGTAGTAGCAGTGCTGCTGCAACAGCATTTGGTGCACTGGTTTATGCGACGGGCAGTGCCCAAGTAATCCTGGACTCTTGTACTGTGAGTGGCAGCAGTTCCAGCACACCGGCATTCTTAGTTTCACCTGCTCAGTTGGCTGGGATGGCTACGATACTTATTAATGATTGTACGTTGGCAAATATTAACATAGTGCAGAGTTCATCTATATCTGGAATGGGCTTAGCATATATACTAAACCACTCCGGGTGCTCATTTACGTCAGTAACTGAGGGTGCTACGTTTGCTAAGATATATGCTAGGGCTATAGCATAATAGGAGGTATGAGATGTCATTTAGTGTCACTAAAGAGTACAGCACTGTGCTAAACTATCCTGAATTGGGTATACTCCGAGCCGGTGAGGGGGTCGTATGTACGGTAGAATATACGGCCACTCACATCAACGCGGTGGGGACAGGGTCTGTAGAGGTACAAATACAAACTAAACTAGCGGACGGGGGTACGGGTATACTGGTATATACTTTTGAACCCGACGGGTTGGATAACTTATTGATGCAAGCCGAGGCTAGTTTTAAAGCCACTATAGGAGTGTAATATGGCAGGGGCGGCTAAACGTAGTCGCCTCTCGGAGCTGCACCGCATGTTCACCGAGGCTTTGATTGAAGAAATCAAACAGTCTAAGGAAGATGAGGTGCCGCTCCCCGCCGCAGATAAATCGGTCATTGCTAAGTTCTTGAAGGATAATGACATTACCGCGGATGCAGATTCCGCGGAGATGCAGGACCTTAGAGACGAGTTCGATGACGAACTAGCGGCGCGCAGAGAGGCGCGTAAGCAAGAGATTCTAAACAAAGTTGGTGGTTCAGACTCTGAGGACTTACTAGAAGGAATTGTCTAATGGTATCGGTGAAGACTGCGCGACGATTGCGCATGCTCAACCAGAAACTTACTGGTTATAGCGCGAACCCGCGCAGTATTCCCAAAGAGGAGCGCGAGGACATCGCGATGATGATGGCAGCCGCGCTAAGCGACTTCCGGGAATTCGCATACATTGGTATGCGGTTCCTAGGCTTTACGCTTACTGACATGCAGGCCGACATTGCAGAGTACATGCAGAAGGGCCCTAGAAAGCGCATGGTGGCTGCGCAGCGTGGCGAGGCTAAGTCTACACTGGCTGCACTGTACGCCGTCTGGAGGCTCATACAGGACCAATCCTGTCGTATCCTGATTGTGTCCGGTGCAGAGAAACAGGCGTCCGACGTAGCTAACTTAATCATTCGTATGCTGGAAACCTGGCCGTTGCTGTGCTACTTGAAGGCTGACCCTACTCGTGGGGACCGTACTTCATTCGAAGGATATGATGTAAACTGCGACCTGAAACCCCTGGACAAGTCCGCCAGCGTCGCGTGCGTTGGTATCACCGCATCCCTGCAGGGGAAGCGTGCGGACCTGCTGATTCCAGATGATATCGAGACCACCAAGAACGGCTTAACGCAAACCCAACGTGAGCAGCTACTGATGATTTCTAAAGACTTCGCAGCTATCTGTACTCATGGAGATATTCTGTACCTGGGTACACCTCAGACCAAGGACAGCATCTATAAAACCCTGCCGGGACGTGGCTTCGAGGTCCGCGTGTGGCCTGGGCGCATTCCGTCTGTTGAAATGGAAGAGAGATATGGAAGTACACTTGCTCCTTATATCCTGGAGCTTATTGAGCGCGGATATAAACGCACCGGCTTCGGCGTCGACGGGACGCTAGGCGAGAGCACGGACACCGGGCGCTACGACGAGGATGCGCTGATTGAAAAGGAACTGGACTTCGGTCCGGAAGGCTTCCAGCTGCAGTACATGCTCGACACCACCCTGTCAGACCAAATGCGTACGCGTATCAAGCTTTCGGATATGCTGGTTTACTCCGGCAGCCAGGATTCATCCCCGGAGACGTTCTCCTACATCGCGGATCGCCGGTACATGTACCAGCACGAGCATGAGGGGATTATGGGCCAGCAGATGTACTTCCCGGCATTCTACGGGGACATGCACCTGCCGTACCAGCATAAGGTGCTGGTGGTGGACCCAGCTGGTTGTGGCGGAGACGAAGTGTCCTACGCTGCTGGGGGTGCTGCGAACTCGTACATTCACCTATTCTCCGTGGGCGGCTTCCAAGGAGGTATCAGCGAAGAGAACATTGATAAACTAATTGACCTGTGCGTAGAGTTGGACATCCCGGATATGGTGGTGGAGAGCAACATGGGGCACGGTACCGTGTCTATGCTTATCCTGAACCGGCTGCGGGAGCGACGTCTCGCCGGTATCGGCGTAAGGGACCTGAACAACTCCACGCAGAAAGAGCGTCGTATAATCGACACAATCAGCCCAGTTACTCGACGTCACCGCCTGGTGGTGCATGAGCGTGCTATTCACGATGATATCAGCACTTGTATGGCGTACTCCCGCGATAGACGTTGGTTGTACTCTGCGTTCGCGCAGTTGTCCGGTATCACGTATGACCGCGGTAGCCTGGCGAAGGATGACCGAGCAGATGCAATCGCCATGATGGTGGCTACGCTGAACGGGCATCTGGTGGAAGATGAGAAAGTGGTGGCTGAGCGTGAGTCTGAGAAGATGGCTCGGGCCTTCATTGAGAATCCACTGGATTGGGCACAAAGCAAAGTGTCTAAGGGCCTTCGGGGTGTAGCTGCTCGGCTGCAGAACCGCGGCAGAGGTAAACAACATAGAGGAAGAAGATAATGGCATCAATCATCGCGGCTAAAGCTGTGGATGTACAGTATGAGATTGTGGGTAAGGCCCAGAATCTGGAGAAGCAAGTATCTCCAGACTACAACGTGGGCTTTGTTGGCACCGCGGCCCTAGACACTCTGAATACGTTCTTTACGTATATGGAGGGTCAGGGCTATACCGCCACCGCGGAAGGCGCTAGCTTCGTTGCTGACGGCACGCTACAGGCGCGTCTATTCAGTATGCTGTCGCAGCTGAGCAAGACCGGTTACGTTGCGCTGACTGGCACTGGTATGCCCTTGGGTGAGGGTTCAGGTACCGACTTTGATACCTCATTCACCGCCCTGCAATCTGCATTTGAGGCTGCTACAGTAGCAGTAGAAGCTTAATAATAAACCAAAGGAGAGTACACATGGCAATTGCAAAAGCAACCCCAGCGCAACAGCAGGAGCTACTGCGTCAGCTGAACATTCTCGGTAAGGACCTGTACGCCATCCTTACGCAGCCGCAGAACGTGGACCAGACTGGCGCCGCTTTCGATACCAAGCTTACTGCGCTGGAAGATGCAGTAGACGCAGTGAAGGCTGCTAGCTAATGCGTAAGCTGGTCGCTGGGTTACTGCTCGCGGTTACTCTGACTGGTTGCTCGGCGACCTCTGCACTCACCGGCTTAGTTGGTTCTAAGCCGGATGTGTCTGCTCAGGTTGGCGCCGAAAACACCAAGCAAACCGTTGGCCTGAATAACAAGGTGGACTCCAGCACCACCAACAAAACCGATGTATCAGATTCTAACGTAGGCACTTTGGACACGTCCAGTAAGAAGCAGGTGCAAACTATTAGCACCGGGACAATCCAGGCAGAGCGCTTACAGGTAGTTAACAATGATAGTTACAGTCTTATCCTCGCCGGATTAGCCGGGGCCAGCATTCCTCTGGTCTTCCTAGTGGTCATTCTGGTGATTCGTAAGCTGTTCAGGAAGAAGGAGCAGCAGGATGATTAAGGTAGGGGACATGGTTGGGTCTGACCTCGCTACCAGGGCAGGTGCAGCAGTTACCGGAGCTACGGTATCAGGGGGTTGGTTGGCAGAGTTAATGAGCTGGAACTGGAGCACTATCAGCTTCATCACTGCGACTGTGTGTGCAGTGCTAACCCTGGCGTGGAATGCGTATTACAAGCGACGTACATTCAAGCTCCTAGAGGAGCAGGCACGTAAGGGGACTATTAAATATGAGTTTAAGGACTAAGGTTATTGCGGCCCTCACGGGGGCCACTATGCTTGGCGGAGCCATTACCGGAGTAGTCCAGCACAATGAGGGCCTGAGCCTCACCGCCTACAAAGATAGCGCCGGTATCCCTACTATCTGCTACGGGGAGACGAAGGGCGTCAAAATGGGCCAGAGAGCCACGCTGAGCGATTGTCAGAAGCAACTGATACAGTCAGCAGGGGAACATGCAAAGGCTCTTGATGGGCTTCCTATGCAGCTCTCGGACGTATCTCTACTGGGTGCGTTGGACTTCACGTACAACGTGGGTGTAGCCGGATTCAGCGGTAGCAAGGTTAAGGCCGATTTAAAGCGGTTGGATTATGTAGCTGCAGCTAAGTCCGTGCTGGACTGGCGCTATATTAGTAAGTACCAGCAGAAGTCCCCTGGGGTTGGTTGGGTGTATAAGGGCAGTAACCGCTGGACATTCGACTGCTCCCAGTATATTAATGGGCAGCGCAATAGGGTATGCTGGGGCCTATGGGAGCGCAGACAGTGGCAGAGCAAAGCTATTGGGAACCAGTACAAGAATGTGAATGCAGCGGTAGCTGCGCTTAAGAATGTTGGAGGTTAATATGGCACTGGTTGAGCTTGTGCAAGCAAAGGCACCGGTACTGGCGGAGGCTACTACAGACTCCATTGGTGGGGTACTACAAGGGGTTGCTGTTGCTGACGCAGCAGATACAACTCCAGAGGCACTGGCGGTTACTGTAGCGGAGCTGTTGGCGTCTCTGCGGGCCTCTGGGGCTATCGCTGAGTAAGTGCTAGGGTAATCCACAAGGTGAGCTACGGGACCTCTTAGGGTGACTCTGGGTGATTCTGCGGGTGCACGTCTATACCTGGACCTGAAATTTATTAGACTCACGCGAGGCCCTCCCTCACCCTCAGCGACACCAATTGCCCCCATAGGGGGTGCCTAGCGTCAATTTAGGGGGGGGGGGGGGGGGGGGGGGTGGGGGGGGGGGGCCCCCCCCCCTTCCCAGGCCCCGCGGGGGCCCCCCCAGGCGCCCCTGAGGGGGAACCCCCCCCCCCCCCCCGGCCCCCCCCCCCCCCCCCCCCTAAATTGACGCTAGGCACCCCCTATGGGGGCAATTGGTGTCGCTGAGGGTGAGG